CGGTTTACTAAAGTGTTGTCGCCAAGCTGACCATAATCGTTCCGCCCCCAAGTCCAAAGACTGCCGTCGTTTTTTATGGAAGTGGTGTGTCTTTCGCCACAAGCTATCAGAGACCAATTGGTCAATGCACCAACTTGAATAGGGCTGGAGCGCCTGACAACAGTGCCGTCGCCTAGCTGGCCGTAGTTGTTAAACCCCCACGCATACAACTCGAAAGTCGGCACGCCCGTCCACCGCCCCGCAGCGATGGCCTGCACCTGATCCTTCAGATCCCATACGCCGCTGAAGTTGGGCATTCTAGACTACTCCGTAGAGGGCGAGGGTGGTCGACTGGTCGCTGCTTGGGAAAATCTCGTACCAGTTCGTCAACGCGCCGATCTGAACAGGGCTAGAGCGGTTGGTTGTAGTGCCGTCGCCGACGGCCCCGACAAAGTTTCTCCCCCATTTCCACATTGTTCCGTCGGACTTAATTGCAGAACAAAGCCCAACTTTCCGCCAGTTCGTCAACGCGCCGACTTGAACGGGGCTTGATCGGTAAATGGTGTTGTTTGTTCCGATCTGCCCGTAATTGTTTTTACCCCAGCCCCACAATGTGCCATCTGTTTTTAGGGCGGTTGCGGTAAGTGAAGAGACCCCACTTACGGCGCGAGACCAATCGGAAAGGGCTCCAACCTGAACTGGGCTAGATTTTGGCGCAGTATTTCCGTGGCCTGTGCACCCATTTTGGCCATACCCCCAAGACCAAAGCGTGCCGTCCGTTTTAACTGAGAGCGCAAACTTGTTTCCCGCCGATACATTTGCCCAGTTTGTAAGTGAGCCCACTTGAACGGGGCTTGAGCGATTAAAACTAACCGACGAGTTGTTTTGCCCAAGCTGACCTTGGTCGTTGTTCCCCCAAGCCCACAAGCTGCCCGTGGACTTTATGGCAAAAGTGCTGCCTCCATTTGAAGCAACAGAGGCCCAATCCGTTGCGGCACCAATTTGCACGGGGCTTGATCTCGGGTCTACGTTATTGATCCCGAGTTGACCGTAAGTATTATTTCCCCAAGACCACAGAGTGCCGTCTGTTTTTATGGCAAAAGAGCTGGGCCGCGTTCCGGGGGGAGCCACTCCGGTGGCTACTGTAGACCAGTTCGTAAGCGCACCGACTTGAACAGGGCTAGAGCGATTTGACGCCGTGGATGGAGCTAGATTTAGCCCCAGCGCACCCCAGTTATCGTTGCTGCCCCAAGCAAACATTTTTCCGTCAGACGTAACCCCCAAAGAGTGAAAATAGGATGTAGAGGCAGATGTCCAAGTGGAGAGCGCGCCTATTTGAACGGGACTTGACTTATTGGCACGGGTTCCATCGCCGAGCTGGCCATCGGTGTTAGAACTCCACGCCCACAAGCTCGCCCCGGAGTAGATCACATTCCCCGTATCATACTCCGTCAGCCGCCCCGGCCCGTAGGCGTTCAGCGCCTGCATCCTGATCTTGAACGTGCCGCCAGCAGGAGGTGCCACCGTGATCGGCGAAGCAGACCCCGTACCACCCGTCGAGGCACCGCTGCTCTCGTCAACCGCCGTCACCACATAGGACGACACCGCAGCATCGCCCACATCCGTCGGCGGGGTGAAGGCCACGGACGCGGAGCCGATGCCCGTCGTGATCGAGGTGATCGTCGGTTCGTCAGGCGTGCTCAGAAGCGTGAAGGCACTGAGCGTCCCGCCGGGTGTGCGAGCCATGTAGACCCCCTACGGTCACGAGATCTCTTCGTACGAGCACACGACCTTCAGGTCGCTGGCCGAACCCGCCGTCGCCCCGATGGACTTGTCCTCCTCGAGGTAGATGAACGAGTTCTTGTCGATCACGATCAGCGACGCATCCGCGGGCACGCTCACCGTGCTGACGATCTGGGTCGCCGTGCCGCCGATGTTGTCCTCGCTGTAGAGCGAGATCGTGATGTCGGCAGCGTTCGTGCCGTCCACATTCGACACGACCAGCGAGTTGATCTTGAAGACCTTGTTACTCGCCGCCACGTTCTCGACGACCAGCGTTGCGTTGGTGGTGGTCAGGTTGACGACGTTCGTCTTCCCGATGATGCTTGTGACGTTGACGATGTTCGGGGCGGCCATCTCTGTTTCTCCTCAGCCGAAGATCATTGCGAAGGCGATGGCCTTGCCGGCCGACACGCCAGCTGCGCCGAATGACAGGGTGCCGGATCCGTTCGTCACGATCGCCTGTCCGCTCGTCCCGTCGGCGTCGGGGTACTTCAGACCCGCCGGGTTGTTTATGACACGCTTGACGACGCCCGACGCATTCTCAGCGTAGATCGCCATGTCGGCGTCGTTGATGTTGATACCCAGCTCGCCCGGCAACAGGTTGGCAGCTGTTGGGGCAGCCGCCGCTGTCGTCGTGCGGTACAGCTGGATCGGTGTGTAGCCGGTCTGTGCCATCCTGTTACCTCAGATTCTCGAGTTTGTAGAGCGTCTTCATGTGCAGCGCCGTCAGCTCGTCCAAGATGTTCTCAAGCGCCGGCACACCCTTCGCGATCTTCGTTCGGTTCTGGGTGAGCCAGATTATGTCATCATGGATGATTTTTGCAACATCGGCCTCACCCTCGACCTCTCCGATGATGCCGAACGTGCCCTGATGCGCCTCGACATACCTGTCGAGCAGCCCGACGAGATCTTCGTAGAAGTGCCCGAGCGCCTTGTGGCGGGCGTAGGAGTCGGTCTTCCAGTGCTCAAGATGGGCCGCGTCACGGCTCTCGAACATCTTGCGGATGAGTTCCTCGACCATCAGAAGGTGCCCCCGTCAATGCCCGACCAGCTCGGCGCAGAGGCCCCGTTCGACAACAGAACCTGCCCCGCGGTGCCGTTGGCCAAGAATGCCGTCGCCCCGGCTCCCGACTGGTAGACGATGTTGCTAGCCGCGCCGCCGGCAAGGTTCGTCGCCGTGCCGACAGCCAGCGAAGACTGAGCCCTGTTTTCCCAGCGCAGATCGGTGCCGTCGTAGACGATCATGTCGCCATCGGTCAGGGTGCCGAACTGCACGTTGCCGTCAGTTCCCCCGAGCACGCTCCCGTACGTCGGGCGCACGAACAGGATGCCGGCGGTCGAACTCACATGGACCACAGCCGCCATCTGCGCGATCGCGTTCGGCGTGTTGGGCTTTGTCTTCGTCAGGCCGCCGGTGACCGCAGGGTTGTAATAGAGCTCCTGACCCTGAACCCACGCCTCAACGCCGCCCGTCGTGTCGAGGTTCTTGACCTCGCCGAAGGTCGTTACGAAAATCCAGTCGTTCGTGGCCCCGGTTTCGGCGGCGATGCCAAGAAGGTAGTTCGACTGGAGAGACGTGAGACCTGTGGCAGGCGCCACGGTCAAGCCGCCAGAGGCACCCAAAGTGCCCGTGAACATCACGACCTGACCCTTTGTGACGCCCGACGAGCACTTGACGCGGTAGTAGAGCTCCTCGCCGATCTTTTGGACAACGCTGCCATTCATCTGGAAGACGAGCGTCGAGAACTGGTCGTCGTTGTTGTAGTAGAGCTTGCCGGTTGCGTCCGTCGGCAGCGGTGAGACTGCGGCGTCGAACTGAATGAAGTCGGGCGAACTGATGCCACCCGTGATGCCGCTCATCGACGTGATGTCGGCGTTGGCGCCAGATGCAGCTGCGCTCAAGTTGCTGCGCGCCGTGCCCGCGTCGGTAGCCCCCGTGCCGCCGTTGGTCACTGCCAGCGTGCCCGCAATGGTGATCGTGCCCGACGTCGTCACCGGGCCGCCGCTCGTCGTCAGGCCCGTCGTGCCTCCAGAGACATCGATCGACGTGACCGTGCCCGAGCCAGCCACATCCCACACGAAAGCCGACCCGTTCCACTTGAGGAAGCGGTCGGTAACGGTCGGCGCGTCGATGAAGGCAGTGGTGCTCAGGGCGGTGTTGTAGACGATCTTGTTGGCAGCCCCGCCCGACACGTTGGTCGTTGTGGCCGAGTTGCCGCTGATGCTGATGCCCCACGTCCCGCTGGCGCCGGTGCCGTCAGCCTTGGGCGCGCCCACGGTGCTGTAGTCGACGGTGACAGGCGCAGACCCGTTGAACGTCGTGCCCGCCGCCGCGCCGCCCGTCGTGTTGAACGTCGCCGCGTTCGCCACCGAACCGGCCGAGCCCGTCGTGTTCTGGTTCAGCGTCGGCACATCCGCGGCCCCGATGGCGCGGAACGTAGGCGTGCCCGG